CTCTAGATGCACCTCCTGCGCCTAAAGGATTTAGGTACAGATGGATCAGAGCTGAAGTCATGGGATTTTCGGATACGAAAAATATCCAAGGACGAATAAGAGAAGGATACGAACTTGTTCGTGCTGAAGAAATCGAAAATGCTTCGGACTATCCAGTCCTCGACGAAGGTCGATACAAGGGGGTAATAGGGGTCGGTGGCCTTTTGCTTGCAAAGGTTCCAGAAGAGATCGCGCAGCAACGTACAGACTATATGACACGACGTCATACAGATCAAAACGAAGCTATAGAATCCGATCTTATGAAGGAGCAGGATAAGAGGATGCCTCTCAATATTGAAAGGCAGTCTCGTGTAACCTTCGGTGGTACAAAGAAGTAAATTTTATTTCTCGGGATAACAACCAATTCCCTATCATCGATTTAATTAACCGTTTACAGATAAAACTGTAAACATAGGAGTAACAAACTATGGCAAATAGTAACACGCAAGGTTTTGGACTTATTGCGGCAGGAACGTTGGGATCAACTCCAGCGACTTCAGGTCAAGGTAAGTACTTTATCGATGCAAATTACAGCGATACCATATATAGTGGTGGGCAGGTTTCTTCCTCAGCAGGGTATGTCACTGAAGGTCAACAGACCGCAGACAATCCTACTTTGGGAGTACTAAATGGAATCTTCTACAATGCGGCTACAACTTTGAAGCCGACATGGTCGAACCATTATGTACAAGTAACCCCTGCGAATTCAGAAGACATAACTGCTTTCGTATACGATAACCCACAACAATTATATGTAGTATCAACAGACAAGTTGCTCGCACAAGCTGGATATTTAGAAACGTATGACATGAATGCCTCTGCTGGTAGTACAACTACTGGTAAGTCTTCAGCTACTTTAGATATCGACGATACAAGTGCGGACGCAGCCACATGGCGATTGTTAAGATTAGCAGAAGATCCGTCAAATTCGGATATGACTGCTGCTTACACATCCGTAGTAGTTGTTCTAAACCTGATTGAATTACAATCATAATAAATAGGAGTATATAGAAAATGGCAATATCAAGAGCACAGCTAGTTAAAGAACTAGAGCCAGGCCTAAATGCACTATTTGGTCTGGAATACAAACGGTATGAAAATCAACATGCTGAAATATACGTTCAAGAATCTTCTGACAGAGCTTTCGAAGAGGAAGTTATGTTATCAGGATTTGCGAATGCCGATGTAAAAGCGGAAGGGCAAGGCATATCATATGACGAAGCTCAAGAAACTTTTACAGCACGTTACACTAACGAGACCATCGCTCTAGCATTTGCGATAACAGAAGAAGCTATCGAAGATAACCTCTACGATAGAATTGCTTCTCGTTATACAAAAGCTTTAGCAAGATCTATGAGCAATGCTAAAGAAGTAAAAGCAGTCAATCCATTAATTAATGGTTTACCATCAGGTACCTTTAAGACTGGAGACGCTGTAACTTTATTTAGTACTGAGCACCCGACGATTGCAGGAGTATTTAGTAATACTTTAGCAACTGCGGCAGATCTTAATGAAACGTCAATGGAGCAAGCTTTAATAGACATTGCTGCAATGACTGACGAACGAGGTCTTAAAATTGCTGCTAGAGGAGTGAAAATGATCATTCCTTCTAACACTCAATTTACTGCTGAAAGATTATTTAAATCTCAAGGCAGAGTGGGAACAGCTGATAATGATATCAATGCAACTAAATCTATGGGAATGATTCCTCAAGGATACAGAGTGAATAATTTCTTAACTGATACGGACGCATGGTATATTATTACAGACGTGCCAAATGGCATGAAAATGTTCAACCGTGCTCCATTGACAACTGCAATGGAAGGAGATTTCGATACTGGAAACGTTAGATACAAAGCTAGAGAAAGATACGTCTTCGGATGTTCTGACCCTAGAGGTATTTACGGCTCACCAGGAGCGTAATAAAACATTAGAAATGAGGCGGCCTTAAAACCGCCTCATTTTGTTTATAAAGATAGAAATATGAAAAAATTCCTCATAAATATCTGGGCATACAATCATCATGCTAAATTTGAAGTTTTAGCTGAAGATTCTGCTGTTTCCATTGAACAATCAATCCTTGACAAACTAGGAGAAAAAAGTGTAAAATGGGAAAATCTTGGTAATGCATACCATGATCAAAAAAGAATAACCTATGAGGAGGTTATAAATGACCGAAGACCTATACACTATGAAAAGGTCCTTGGAACTCGAGTGGCAACAGGAACACCTGAAGGAGGGCAAGTATAATATTAATATGTCCTATATAGATAAAAAAATTCAGGAAATTGTTAAGGAAATCATTGCCAAAGAGTTTGAAGAACAAACGCTTCAAACTAAAATAGACGGCGCCAAGGCCGAAGTTTCGATAGCCACTTAAGCGTTATCAAAAAATCAACTTTTTACTACAAGATACCTTGCGCCAAATTTAAATTTGGGGTATAGATTAATTACTATACAATTATTAATTAGATCTAGACGCGTATAGTCGACGGCCTAGAGACTAGATCTACAAACTAGGAGGATTATAATTATGGCAAATACAACGTTTTCGGGACCAGTAAGATCATTAAATGGTTTTATTAGTTTCGGACCTAAAGCAGTCGTTAGCTTAACAGCAGATGCAACTTTAACAGTTGCAGCTCATGCAGGTAGAATTTTAACTTGCAATAAAGCAGATGGTGTCTTTACTTTACCGTCAATTACGTCGGGAAGTTCATCAGAGGTAGCTGGAGCAAACGATTACAACGTAGCAAGTAATATTGGATGTACTTATACATTTTGGGTACAAACTTTAGCAACAGATATGGATATCAAAACAGATGGAACCGATAGATTTTTCGGAGCTATTTATACTGGTATTGATAGTGAAGAAACTGGAGAAACATTCCTTTCTTCTTCAGGAACTAATGATGTATTTACTCAAAACGGAACAACTAAAGGTGGAATAGTTGGTAGTTGGGTAGAATTTACTGCAATATCTCTAGCGCGGCTTATTTTGTTAGGTAGTTTAATAGGATCAGGAACTATCGAAACACCATTCGCTGATAGTTAATAGATAAATAATGTGAGCTCCTTCGGGAGCTCACGATTAAGGAGATAAAAATATGGCAAATGTATCAAATGTAAAAAGTAAGCAAGTTTTATATGGAACAGATACAGATGGGGTTTCCGCATCAGGAACTGCGACAACTTTAGTTTTACTAAATAGTGGTCCGTGGGTAAATGCTCAGACAGTCACTTTGACTTCTAGTGCAGATAATTCAGGAATCACTTTTGATATTGTAGGAAAAGATGCTAGTGGAGATGCTCAAACTGTATCTAGTTTCACTGGCCCAAATGCTACTACAGAGAATGTAACAGGAACGTGGACAGAAATTACTAGCATTAAAGCTAGTGGAGCAATTACTACTCAAATAGAAGCTGGAGTGGTGAGCGGAGCAACTACAGGAACTGTATTTGCTGGTAGAACTCGAATAAGAGGAATGAGTGGAGTCGCAGGAGCTGGAGCAGGAGTTCTTTTTTTTAAAAACTCTTCTGCAACTACTGGTGTTAACAGGTTCGTATTAAATGTGGATAATGGAGAAGCAATAGAACCTTTTCTTCCAGATAACGGAATTCTGTTTGAAGATGGAGCTTATTTCGCTTACGATGGAACAGCAATAGTCGGACTATCAGTACAGTACGACGGTTAGGGGTAAATTATGCCTAACACGACTTCAGACAGTTACACGTTTGGGAAAACATTTACTATCGCTGACATTGTTGAAGAGGCTTTTGAACGCGTAGGTTTTCCTAATGTTTCAGGTTATCAATTAAGAGCGGCAAGACGATCTCTCAACATTCTTTTTCAAGAATGGGGAAATCGAGGATTGCATTATTGGGAAGTAGGAACTTTAAATCTTACTTTAACCCAAGGAGAAAGAGAATTTAATTTTTATAGATATCCTTCGGATATGCCCACTACGGGGGCTGCAGCTTTACAAAAATCTAATGGACTTAATACCACTTTAGATGGAGCTATTAGTAGTACCAGTGCTACGAGTGGAATTACTCTTGATTCTATTACAGGAATGAATAATCAAGGAACGGTTAGAATTGGTACTGAAGATATAACTTATGTAGGTTTTAGTGGTAGTGAATTAACGGGGGTAACACGTGGAGCTCATTCAACAACAGCCGCTACACATTCTGATGGAGCAACTGTTACTAATTATGTTCCAGGTTTCTCGGATATAGAACAATGTTCTTTACGAACTAATATGGCGGCCAATACTCAATCTGATGCAGCTCTAGGCAAAGTAGATCGTTCTACTTATTCTGGTTATGCAAATAAAGAAGCAGAAGGCACCCCTAGTAATTTTTGGGTTCAACGTTTTATAGATAGAGTTACGATGACTATCTATCCAACCCCTGATGCAAGTAATGCAGCAAAAAATTTACACATCTTTTTTGTTAAAAGAATTCAAGACGCAGGAACTTACTCGAATGCAACGGATGTACCGAATCGTTTTATTCCACCTATGGTGGCAGGACTAGCTTATTACTTGTCACAAAAATATAGAATGGATAAAACACAGCCATTTAAATTATTATACGAAGATGAATTAGCAAGAGCTTTACAAGAGGATGGATCAGCAGCTAGTACTTATATAACACCTAAAGCTTACTATCCAAATATCTAATGCCAAAGTATGCAACAGGAAAACATGCACTAGCTATCTCGGACCGTTCAGGTTTACAATTCCCGTGGAGGGAAATGGTAACTGAGTGGACAGGAGCTTTTGTTCATACTTCTGAATACGAACCCAAACAACCTCAACTTAGACCAAAAACTTTAAGTGCTGATTCTATGTCCCTTACTAAAGTAAGACCTGCACGAACAGCGTTTCCTACACCAACTATTTTACCTAACAATCCTTTTACTACTGAAGTAGGAACAACTGTTACAGTAACTCAACCTAATCATAATTTTTCAAGTGGAGATGCTGTAAGATTCAGGCAGATTAAACAAGAAAATATTGGTGGAGTCACTCAAGCTATTTTAGAATTAGAAACCACTTTGAATGGGGATATTACTGCAGCAGTCACATCTTTAACTTTAACAGATGCTTCTGCGTTTCCAAGTTCAGGATATATTTATGTTCAAACTAAACCTACTGCAGCTCAAACGAGAGCGGGAGACAATACTTTTACTCTCAGTGAAGTTATTAAATATACAGGCAAGTCTACCAATACTTTAACAGGTTTAACTCGTGGGTCTTCTGCACCCACTTACGGATTAACTCCACAGTCAAGTACAGCAAATTCTCATAATGATTTAGATAAAGTATTTGGATCTTACAGTATTACACCTATTAACATTACGGTTAATTATCCAGGTCAACCTTCAACCAAAACCGTTAGTAATCAATATACTTTTGTATTGGCTTCAGCAGCCACAAGTGTTACAAGTGGAGGAGGGTTTCCTTCTTTTGCAGGGCCCGTAGGAGATAGACCATAATGGCATATACATTTGCAAATTTAAAAACAGATATTAGAAGCTACACAGAAGTTGATGATACCGTTTTAACGGATGCTATTTGTAGTACTATTACTAAAAATGCAGAAAACAGAATTTATAGAGAAGCTGACAATGATGACAATCGATTTTATGCGACTTCTAATTTAACAGTTGGAAATAGATATGTAACAATTCCTAGTGATTTAAGGATTATTAGATATGCTCAAGTAACTAATACCAACGTGACCCCTAATGCGCACGTTTATTTAGAGAAAAAAGATACTTCTTTCATAACCGAGTATTATGATACTCCTTCAACAGCTTCAGGATTACCTGTTTATTATGCCAATTGGGACGCTAGTTATTGGCTAGTGGCTCCTACACCTGATTCAGCTTATGAGCTTACTTTGGCTTATATTAAACAACCAACTAGTATTACAGCTTCCGATTCAACAACAACTTATTTAAGTAATAAATATCAGGATTTACTTTTGTATGCTTCTTTGTTAGAAGCATATGGATACTTGAAAGGTCCGCAGAATCTGATACAATACTATCAGCAGTCGTACCAACAGGCTTTACAATCGTACGCGATCGAACAACAAGGTCGTAGACGCAGAGACGAATATCAGGATGGTGTTATTCGAACTCCTCTTAAATCACCACCACCAACACAGGATTAAAAATGGCAAATATTATACCAGACGGATTTAAATCAGAACTTTTAAAAGGAAGTCATAATTTTAAAGCATCGGGAGGTAATACTTTTTATATTGCTTTATATGATACTACATTAGGACCCCCTTATACAACTTCTTCAACTGTCTATAGTGCAACAAATGAATGTAGTTCTGCAGGAGGATCTAATTATCCAGCAGGAGGACAAGCGTTGACTAACGCAGGTGTGTCCGTTCCAAGTGCTAACACAGCTGTAGTAGACTTTGATAATGAAGTTTTTTCATCAGTGACTATAGATTCCGTGGGAGCAGCGATTTATAATTATACCTCTGCAAGTAATTTATTAGTTTTGGTTTTAGATTTTGGAGGAACGAAGACAGCAACCTCGGGAGATTTTACAATTCAATTTCCATCACCCACAGCGGCAGATGGAATATTAAGAGTAGCATAATATGGCATTAGTAATAAATGATAGGGTAAGAGAAACAACCTCAACAACAGGTACGGGAGCCGTGACTCTGGGTGGAGCAGTTGATGGTTTTCAAACCTTCTCAGCTGGAATTGGAAATAGTAATACAACGTATTATGCTATTTCATTAAATAGTCAGAATGAATGGGAAGTAGGATTAGGAACTTTAAGCGCAGATAGTTCAACATTAACTCGAACTACTGTTTTACAGAGTTCTAATTCAGATAATGCAGTAGATTTTGCTGCAGGCGCAAAAGAAATTTTTTGTACTTTACCTTCAGAGAAAGCTCTTTATTTAGATGCTTCAGGAGATTTAGCGAACACAGGTATTATAACTAATACTAGTGTTGATGCTTCAGCGGCGATTGCTCAAACCAAATTAGCTTTAGATATTACCAATAGTGAAGTTAATGCATCCGCAGCGGTTGCATTATCTAAACTAGCAACCGTGACCGCGTCACGTGCTTTAGAATCCAATGTGAGTGGAGTGGTATCAGCCTCATCTGTTACTTCCACTACATTAGGATATCTAGACGCAACGTCCTCGGTCCAAACACAATTAAACACAAAAACTACGTCAGGCTTTGCATTAGCAATGGCTGTCGCATTATAGGAAAAAATTATGGCACAAGATTTTAGAAACGATATACAAAGAAACGTAGGGACAAGTCCTCAAATATTGTTAGATGCAGGAGATTACGACGCCGTAATAGGAATTAGATGTTGTAATGTACACGCATCTTCAACTATTGCTTTGGATGTTTATATTGTAAACGGCGGAGATAATTATTACATCGCTAAAGATGTGAGCGTTCCACCAAATTCTGCAATTGAACTCATTCAAGGGGGAGCTAAAATTGTTCTTAAAGCTGGAGACGATTTGTATGCAGTCAGTGATGTTGCATCTTCCGTTGATATTGTTACTTCGTATATTGATACAATTAGTTCTTAAGGAGCATTATGACGGCAACAATAAATGGAATCCAATATATCGGAGGCTCATATGGGCCCGACGATTTTATACACAATCAAGCCTCTAGCTTGAATGTCACTCAAACAATTGAGAGCGGGGTCTTAGCAGGTCCAATTTCTATCCCTGCAACAATCACAATAACAGGAACATTGGTAGTTGTATGAGCAAAATAGAAGTAGATAAAGTAGATCCGCAATCAGGAACAGCCTTAGAGATAGGTACTTCAGGAGATACTATTACAGTTCCAACTGGAGCAGGCCTAACAGTTGTAGATGAAGTAAAAACTAATAAAATTTCACCAGCAACAGGAGTTGCTTTTACACTTGGAGATTCAGGCGATACTTTTACAGTGCCTTCAGGTGCAACAATTACTAATAGTGGAACGG